AGTTGTTTCAGCAGCTACCTTTCGTTTAATGTCCCTACTTACCCATTTTTTGAATAAATTCCTTTCATCATTTGATAACTCATTCTTGTCATCGAGGTGGTTCCAGTTCACTAAAAAATCAATCAACTCATCCGGATTCAAAAGATTATCTTCATTAAGGATAGCCGTAATGTATATATTTTCAAGAATAAGTTGATCTTTACTTTTCATTTGTCAATAGTATTTATAATTAATACAATCAAATACACCGGTTTTTAAAAAAAGCGCACCAGTGTCATATAAATAATTTAATATGTTACTAAAACTGATAGTAGAAAAACCTGCTCCTGAAGAGCAATTTGAATACATATTAGAGGAAAAAGATCGTCAATCCCCTTCAACATTATATATCAAAGGTCCATATATGCGGGCTGAAGAGAAGAATCGTAACAATCGTTCATACCCGTTGTCTGAACTAACAAGGGAAGTTGAGAGGTATAGATCTGAAATGATCAACAACAACCGTGCAATGGGTGAGCTAAATCACCCAACTAATGCAGAAGTTGATTTAGAACGTGCATGTCACATGGTAACGGAAATTGTCCAAGAAGGTAACACATTTTACGGTAAAAGTAAAGTATTAACAACTCCATGTGGACAAATTGTTCGTTCTTTAATTAACGATGGGGTAAAAGTCGGTATGAGTTCAAGAGCGCTTGGACAATTAGTTGAAGGTAGTGGATGTAATCGTGTACAAAATATGCGTTTAGTTGCTATTGACTGTGTAGCTGATCCTTCTTTTCCAAAAGCATTTGTGAATGGTATTTTAGAATCAAAACAATGGGTTTGTAATGATTCTAACAAGTTTGAAGAAATATATAACCAGTTTGAAAATACGGTTAGCAACTTACCAAAAAAAGATGTAGAAAACTTTTTATTAGAAAGTGTATTAAATTTCATAAATAAAATCAAGGGGAGAATATAAATAACTATAATATGAATCAAAAACGCGCGATTCTCAACTTTTTAAAGTGCTTAACCGAAAATAATTACAACGGGGCGCATAAATATTTAACACAGGTGGTAAACGAGAAAGTAAAAGCCAGAATCTCAAAAGCCATCAAAACAGTAAAACCATTTTAAAGTATGATACAAGACATTAAACCATTATTGAAAGAAGCAACTAAAGGTATGTTAACCGGTGAGTCACTTAATCAAATTGAAACCGCTTTTAATGAAGCTGTTGATACAAAAGTTCAACTTAATGTTGAATCCGCTTTGGATAAACAAGATACTGACTATACTGATAAATTGAAAGAATTGTTAGTTGCTATTGATGATGACCATACAAAGAAATTGGTTAATGTTGTTGAAGCTATTGACCATAATAATACAGTAAAATTGAAATCCGTTATCAAACGTTATGGTAAAGCTCTTACAGAAGATGCTAAAAATTTGCAGGAAAAATTAGTTAGTGATGTTTCGATTTATTTAGAAACATATCTTAATGATGTTATTCCGCAGGATGCAGTAAATGCTGCAGTACAAAACAAAAAAGCACGTATTATATTAAAAAGTTTACGTGAATCACTTGCAGTTGATTCTGCATTAATGAGTGAGTCTATCAAGGAAGGTATTCTTGATGGCAAAACCCAAATAGATGAAGCTCACAAAGAGCTTGAGACCACAAAGCAGCAACTTGCTGTTCTTAAAGAAAGCTTGGCTACAACGCAAGCGAATCTTATATTAGAACAAAAGACTGCTTTACTTCCTGAGAAGAAGAAAGCATACGCAAAACGCGTTCTTGCTGGAAAATCTCCTAAGTTTATTACCGAGAATATCGATTATACACTTAGCCTTTTTGATAAAAAGGATGAAGAGCGTCTCGATACCCTTAAAGATGAAGCTTTTGATAGTCGTATAGCCACAGATGATGTGATTACTGAAGAATATACAGAAATTGATCAAACAATTAATGAAAATTCTGATCCTAATCTAAATTCATATCTTGGCGAATTACAACGTTATTAAAAATTTAATTTAACCAATTTAAGGTAGAGATATACATACCGTATATCTGAACGTCATAATAAATTTATGACATTATAATAAAGAAAGGAAAAATACACAAATTATGAAACAAATTAAGCCTTCACAGTCTTATATTGATCAAAATCGTGCGTCACAACTTCTCGAAAAATGGGGTCCAGTATTGGATTACTCTTCGAAAAATGTGGCTCCAATCGAAAACGAAAACACTCGCCTAAATACAGCAATGTTACTTGAGAACCAAGAATCATATTGCTTGCGTGAAGCGAATACAGCTGGCATCGACGGGGCATTTGGTAGTGCTGCTGGTGGACAATATAGTCCTCCCGGAAGAATCTCATCAACTGACTCTTATGCTAGTAATGATGCTCGTTTGCCGAAGATTTTGATTCCGATGATTCGTCGTACATTCCCTGAACTTATTACTAACGAAATCGTTGGCGTCCAGCCAATGAGCGGTCCTGTAGGACTTGCGTTCGCTCTCCGTTACAAGTACAGCACAACTGCACTTGGTAATGGTGGTGCAGATGCAGCTCCCGGCGGTAGTACTGGTCATACACAGTATGGTCAGACATCCAATGAACTCGGTTATCAATTCCTTGATACACGATACACAGGTACTAGCTCTACTTCATTAACTGGTAACAGTGCATGGAGCTTTGCTGATCAGGATAAAGGTGTTGCAGAAATTCTCAAGAATTTCGAAATCAACTCTAATATTCCGACAGTTGAAGTAAGCTTCGAGAAAACAGCCGTTGAGGCTGGTACTCGTCGTCTTGGCGCACGCTGGTCTGTTGAGTTGGAGCAGGATTTGAAGAACATGAATGGTATCGATATCGATGCTGAAATCACGAACGCTATGGCGTACGAGATCCAGGCAGAGATCGACCGTGAAATGGTTCTTCGCATGATCCAGTCCGCTCTCAATGGCAATGTCGGTGTTGGATACTCTACATGGAGTCCTGCATCAGCTGACGGTCGTTGGTTAGTAGAACGTAATCGTGACTTCTACCAGAAGCTTATTATCGAAGCAAACCGTATTGCCGTACGTAACCGCCGTGGCGCTGCCAACTTCATTGTTGCAACTCCTCGCGTTTGCGCTATCTTGGAAATGCTCCCTGAATTTCAGTGGGTAACAGTCCAGGGTTCAGTCAATACTCAGCCTACGGGCGTTGCTAAGGTAGGTAGCTTGGGTGGTCGTTTTAACGTTTACCGTGATACACGTACTGAAGTACAAAACACTGGTGTCTATGGTAGCCAAAACTACAGCGGACAAACACTTGGTGTTGAGTATGCTCTCTTAGGCTTTAAAGGCACAGAGTTCTATGATACGGGTATTATCTACTGCCCATACATTCCAGTAATGGTTCAGCGGACTATTGGTCCTAACGATTTCGCTCCACGCGTGGGTCTCTTGACCCGGTATGGAGTTGTTGACAACATTTTTGGAGCTAATCTCTACTACCATGTTGTTCTCGTTCAGGGTCTCGGTACTGCGTTTACACCCGGAAACCAAAGCGTTTATTTTTAATATTTAAAAATAACAATCAAAGAACACTCTTGAGAAATCAAGAGTGTTTCTTTGTCTCGAGTTGATTTATATACCATCTATTATATAAATAATAGATATGGAGCTCAATGAATTGCAACAGAATATCAAAACGTACATTAATACGAAATATAATGGTTCATATCGATTTTTGAAACCTAAACTTATTATTAAAACATTTGGTAAAGATGTATACAATACAATTATTCAAAAAATAAATTTTCTCGAACCACATGATCCCATGTCATTGTATGTCAAATGTTTCGTTGATGGTGTATTTACACGACCGGTATGTAAAATGTGCTTAAGTAATGTAAAATTTAACTCAAACACCGGGTGGCAAACATATTGTGGAAACACTTGTAGGTTTGAAGATATGGACCATATACAAACAATCAAAAAGAAAACCAACTTATGTAAATACGGAAACACCAACGTACTTGCAAGTGAGTCTGGTAAACGAAAAGCAAAACAAACACATTTAACAAAATACGGTGTTGAGCATTACAATCAAACAGATGAATACAAACAACGGCTCCAATCAGGAGACATTACACGCATTTCTAATCCACAAAAAATTCGAGAAACATTTAGACGAACATATTACGATAATATTCAATTAAAGTTTACCAAGTTGACACCATTATTTACATTTGAAGAATTTTTAGAACATGGTGCAAGTAGTTACCATAGTTATAATTGGCAATGTAAAGTATGTAATACTAAATTCGAACGGTGGTTAAATATGGGATATGAACCGTTATGCCCACAATGTACACCGACAGGTACACAACATGAAAATCTAATTAAGAATTTACTAACAAAATATAATATATCATATAATTTTAGAGACAGAAAACAGTTAGGTAATGGTCAAGAAATAGATATATACATTCCAAACAAAAAGATTGGATTCGAAATTAACGGTTTATACTATCACCATGATGATATAATTGATAAACGTTATCACATTGATAAAACTGAACGAGCGGAACAACATGGTATACAACTAATACATATTTTTGGTGATGAACTAATAAGAAAACCTAAAATTGTAATATCACGAATAAAACATATCTTGCACCTAACCCGTCGGTCTATATATGCAAGAAAATGTACAGTTGAAGAAATTCCACCAGCTATAAAAACAAAATTTTTCAACAAATACCATATCCAGGGGAGTATGCAAGGATCTATACATTTGGGGTTGTATTACAAAAATCGATTAATTGCAGCAATGGAATTTTGTCATCACCGCCCCGGTTTAGGTAAATCTAAACTAAATTACAATGATGGTGAATATGAGTTAGCAAGATATGCGACAATCAGTAATTTTAATATTATTGGAGGCGCAGGTAAATTGTTAAAACATTTTATACGTATACATAAACCAACTTTGATTAAAAGTTATGCAGATCGACGATGGTCAACAGGAAATCTGTACAAAAAACTTGGATTTGTATCGTGTGGATCACAATCAATTGGGTATTGGTATACAAAAAATTTCACTGAACGGTTACATAGAATTGGATTTCAAACAAATAAATTAAAGCAAATTTTACCAAATTACGATGCAAATTTAAGTGAATCAGAAAATATGAAAAATCATAAATATTACCGGATTTGGGACTGCGGTACACTATTATATAAGCTATATACATAAATAGATATATGTTTTTAACGTTCCAACAATATTGTGACCATATTACAGAATCAACTGATGATACAAATGCACACATAAAAATGTCTGATGAAGATTT